CGCTCTGCAACAAAAGTGTAAGCTGTTGGGATAACCAACTGCGTACCTTGAGCGGCAATTCTAAGACCACGATCATCTTTCATATCCGCTATTTGGATAAGAATCGACTCTAGTGATGTCTCAGACAAGTCAGCCGCTGTTGCTAACGTGTTAGACTGGTTACCATTTTGCGTTGGGTGAGATGTACTTAAAAGAGTAGTACCATCTCCACCATTTGCAGTAGTTGCGTTATTTAAAACATTTGCCGCTTTGATTTCTTTAGTGGAAGCCATTGAGCGTGCAAGTGCTTTTGTATAACGAGAAGCAATTGAGCCATACTGACCATCTTCTTCAGCTTCCTCAGTAATTGAGAACGCTAAAGCAACTGTTTCATGTTGGTAACGTGCAGTCCATTGTTGACCAGCATCATCATAAGATACTGCTGAACCTTCAGACTTTGTTGGTGCAGAACCGAAACCAGATAAAAGCACATCTTCTTCAAACGCTTTTTGTGAAGTGTTTGATTCAAAGACTGCTTCGTATTCAGCAGGGTAACTGTCATATTCGAGGCCAAACAAGGTGTTTAGACCTGGCTCAAGCATTTTAGCAAAACTTGCTCTATTCATAGCCATGATTTAAATCCTTCCTTAAATACCAGCGACATTAGTACCAAGAAGGTGTTCGTTAATCGTAACCTCCATGATCGCGTTCGCACCAAAAGCATTATCAGGTGCATCGTGAAGTGCAATGATCTTGCAAGAAGCTATTCCTGCCGCCATTGTACCACTCAGTTCAAAACCAGATTGACCTGTTAAAGTCGAACCTGCCCCTGCAACAACATCACAGCAATTCATGATATTTGTTTGTGCAGGAGTTCCAGCAGACTGTGCTTTAAACACTGTGTACGGATCATCATATACATAAGCAATGATGTCAGTAGCAACTGTGCCTGAAGGCCAATACTCACTGTAAACATATGATCCATCTGCGGCTGTATATGAACAACCATCGAATACACCAATGTTGTTGGTTTCTGTTGCAGTATGAGGAGTAATAGTACCAGCCGCGACAACAATAACCATATCACCTTTGAAGATGTTTTCTGCAAGTCCACTTGCAATAGTATATTTGTTGGTGCGAGGCGCATTACCGCTCATGTGACGAATCGGGACAAACCCGAATGCGGCGTCTACATTTGCCATTTTTTCGCTCCTATAGCGTTAGAGTTAATCGCTCATGGCAGAAAGATTTCTACCGCGACTTGAGGAAGACTTCCGTTCTTGATAGATTGGTTGTCCGTTACGTCGTCCTAAAGCATCTAGATCGCCAGCAACTGAGTCATTTTGCTCACCATTCTTACTAGAATAGTATTCTTTCATTGATCTATGCCGTTCTTCTGGCATTTCACAAAGCAACATTCCTTCAATTCCTACACAACCTGCCCACTGTCCGTGATTGATAGTCGGAAACAACTTACTCTTCACAGTCTCAGCTTTGCGTGCTTCCCATCCTTCACGCATACGTTTGTATACGTTGTCTGGCGTATCCTTCCCTTGAATCGAGGTAGCTACCCACCTTTGGACGAAACCTGGACGAGCTTCGGGTGCATCCAAAAGTGCTGGGGGTTTCCATGAGGTTTCTTGACGAGCTTGCTCATCTCTCACAGAGTTTCGAGTTTCGTCTGCGCGCACGTTTCTATTCTCAGTCATTATCTGGCTCCTTTTTGACGCCGTATTTCAGCTTCATATTGTTTAAGACCTTTTTCATCAGTGATTCCAAGTTCTCTAGCCATTTTGAGTTGTTCTTGCGACATTCTCACTCTATTGCCCTTGTAGTTTGACGAACCGCCTGTAGTTGGGGCGACTGGGGGTCTACTTTTTGCTCGTGGTCTACTTGGACTTGATCCCGAAGATAACTCAGGAAAAACCTTTTGTAAACGATTGTTTAGATGATCGTAATATTCATCAGAATTTTTGTCGTAACCTTCTAAGTCAAGTTGGACATCAATTGCACGAGCCGCCGCAGTTTCACGTTCAAAGCCAGCGGCATTAAACCAATTGTTTTGTTGCCACCACGACATAGCTTTTTGTGGAGCTGGGTTTTGCACAGCTTGTTGTGCGCGCCCAACTGTTGGAGATACAGCACGTTGCTGTTGTTGTTGCTTTTGCATCTCTGCAATTCGCATAGCCGCTCTCATATCAGCCATTTGCTCTTGGAAGTTTACTTGAGCTTCTGTGTCACCTTCCTCCACAGCCTTGTGTAAAGCCTGTTTAGTTTGGCTGTAGCGATCATTGAACAGTTGCTCTGCGGATTGCTGAGAGCCTTGCTCTAGTCGCTCTAGACGCTTCTGAAGCTGTGCATTTTGCTCTTGTATCTGTCGAGACTGTATTTCAGCGTCTCTACGTTGACTGACAAGTTTTTGAATACGCTTCTGGACTTTCGGCCCATAATCGTCCTCTTCTTGTTCTGGCTTTGCTTGTTGCTTTTCTTCTGCAACATCCTTCGCCTCTTCAGCCGCTTCCTGAACTGGATCTTCTACGACTTCGATTTCAAAATCTTCAGAGCTTCCTTTAGCTCTTTTGATCTCGTCTTCGATTTCTTTCATTACATTGCTTTCTACCATTTGGTTCACCCCACATACGCGGCGACTTCAACACCTTCTGGCAAAATCGATGTTATTTCATCATCATTTAGCAGAAGGAACTTAACGCCTTTTACAACAAGTTTCTGACCAGCATATTTTCCATAGGTTATGCGATCTCCGACCTTTGGACTTACATCGGCACGCCATCGCTTGCCAGTGTCTCTGTCCCGATACGCTAAATCACCCAAGGCGCAAACTGTGCCATGAGCAGTAAGGTATTCTTCATTGTCTTGTGATATTGTTGGCAGATGTAAGCCACCTGCTGTTTTAGTTTTAACCTGATTAGGTTGAACCAAGACCTTCCAATTTAAAGGTATCGGCAGTTGCTTTGAACTGATCTCTGATTCAGTTTCTTCGTCTTTATATATTCTGTCATGTTGATGAGACACGTTATACATCCTCTTCGTTTATATTTTTAATCGTTTCGAGGATAATATCTGACGCTTGCATTAAGCCTTCAGATATACCCACGTTTTTTTGATATGAATTGAAATCGGAAATCCGACCTTCAACCATACTTTTAGCTATTTCTAGCTTCTCCTTCTCCAGATTTTTTCGGATCTGTTGGAGCAGATCGCTGACTGTCATTCTTGACACCTCCTGTCATGGAGACACCTGTAACATGAACAGTTACGTCTTTACTTTCTGAAGCCATTAATATCTCCCTTTTGATTTGGCCTTTTTCTTCTTTACCTTCTTTTTAACTTTTTTAACAGCCTTCTTTTTTCCGTACTTCATTTTACTTCCTCCTTTCATTAACTTTCCAAAACTTGCGCGGTTCATCTGTACATTGCACCTTTCTTAAACTTTGAAAGAAATTTTAATACTCCTGCCTTCATTCCCAAAAAACCAAGTGGGCCTGCATACATAGTGGTAATATCAGATTTTTTACCATCATAGTAATCTTTAAATCTATTATCTTTAGATGAAAGTATACCAGCAACTTTTAATATAAATGGGCTATTTATAATTACACCTTCTTCTGAATCTGAAAATTCATCAGTTTTTCTTGTTTTTTGCAATCTATTGTAAGCATCATAAGAATCTAAAAGCATAGGAAACACAGTTACATCAGATAAACCCATGTCTAAAAACCCACGTCCTTGACCACCAATTAAATTATCTACTTGATTAGGATTAAGTGGAGTATTTTCTTCAAGAAATACGTTTAATCTATCTCTAGTAGGCGTTATGCTGTTTTGTATTGTGCCTTGTTCTTTCTCATACTGAGCGCGAGGCATACCAAATTTTTGTTCGAACAAGTAGTCTTCGTAATCTACTTCACCTACACCAGACAATGCACCTTCATCAGCCATTACACGCTCCCACCTGACAACTCACGCGCCAGTATTCTTAATGTATCCGCAAAGCCTTTATCTAGCTCTTTAGCGGCTATTGCAAACTTTCTGGG